TTAGGAGCCCTGCTAATTGGTATATTTTCTTTTAAAATTTCATTTTCTTTTTCATGAACCTTATAATTTCTATTAATATACTTTACATCTTGATTTATATCTTGTCTTACATCGTCTCTTACATCGTCTCTTATATCTGTTCTTATATCTGTTCTTATATCTGTTCTTATATCTGTTCTTATATCTGATAACTCATCAGAAGTTAAACTAGAAATATCATTAACAGATTGATAATTTTTAGTGGTAGGAATAACTTCTGAAAGCGATTGTGTAGTCTCTGAAGAAAGTGAATTTCTGCGTTGAGCGAGTTGGTCTTTAATAGCATCTACATTGAAGTTATCAATAATAAGCGATTGCCTATTCTCTTTTTTACGTTTATTAAGAAACTTTATCATATCCATTAAATGATTATGATAATGTATATTTATTCATTTTTTTTAAACTTTATATAATAGATGTCGTAATCATTATACCGCAATATTCTTGTGGTTCTACAGCGTAGTTTGTATGTTGGTAAATATCAAGTTTAATTGCTTCTTCCACTAGAAATTTAAAAATAAATTTGAATTCTCTACCATGACCTAGAATAGGCGTCCCTTGTTTATCATAATTACACAAATGAGCGAGTTCATGTAAAACCACATACATTAAAATATTTATGTCATATATCTTCTCCCTTGTATCTCGCGTCCTTAAACAAATATGCATATCTTTTTTGTCAATTGTATAAGTTGTGTATCTTGGGTCAACTGCAGCTTCTGAAATTATATATGGCATATAATTATCTTTTAATTTCTTTATAAAATGAGACTTTTCTTCATGATTTTTGTAATTTTCATTCAGATGTTCAATTAATATCATAACATTTTTATTAATAAGAGCTAAGGTATTAGCTGAATCTTTTAAAAATTTATCACTTTTATTGTGACCCCTTCTAATTAAATATACTTTACCATCTATATCTGATGTCACGTATTTAATTTCAGTATACGTGTATATCATATGATATATGAAATAAATAACTAAAAGTATACCTAAAATTATGATAATGGTATTCATTTCTTATTATTATTAAATAAATTTTTTTTTAAATAATAAGAGATTTATTGTTTACTTTGGTGTTGATGAACTAAAATATCACCTTTTGGTTGATAAGCTAAACTAGCTTCACATACAGGACAGAGTTTGCAGTCATCTGTTCCAATTTTAGTATCAGTCATAACTTTTTCAGCATTTTGTTGTAGAAAGTATCTATAAGCATGTATATTATTAGTACCATACTGTTTTTGTAAAGCAGCATTTAAATCACAATTAGGTAAATAAGACGTAAACACACGTCCATCAGCCATAGTATATTTCATTTTGATATTTATATAATATATCTACATAAAATATTTTTTTAATTAAATAATTAATTAAAATAAATTATTCATTATTCGTTGAGTCTAGAGTTTCTCTTCTTATTAAATACTGCCTATAACCAGAGTTTAATGGTAAATAATTAACTGAAAACCTTACAGATGCTTGTGACTGTAATGGTGATGTTTCACCACCATTCTCATGATTCTCATTTTCATTTTCATTTTCATTTTCATTTTCATTTTCATTTTCATTTTGAGATACCTGAGGTTGGACTTCAGGTGATGGATTAGGTTGTGTATAATTTTGATTTAAATTGTAGTCTTGAGAAACTTGAATTGGGATTGGTTCATGAATTATAGATGATTCTTGTTGTACGTCAGGATTATTCAAAGATTGGGTTACGTTATGGTTAAAATTCATATCACCAGTTAAAAACCTATTGAAAATATTATTAAACAATCCATCTGAAGGTAATGGTTCTTGAGATGTTCTTAATAATGAGTTTAAAACTGTAGGTGTAACAGATGTTCTAAATGTATTAGACTCAGGTTCCTGATTTTGGGTATTTGGAAAATTACTACGTTGTTTAATATGTTCATTAATTAATCCTAATTCATTATCTAAAATCTTAAATGTTTTAGATACATCAGTTCTATAATTTTCTAAATATTTGATACGCATTTTAAGCTTTTTATTTTCTTGTTTTAGTTTTGTATTTTCATGCATCAATTCAGACTGTCTTATCATAACTGGTAAATATTTATCATCTTGTTCTTTAGACTTTATATAATAATACCAGAGTAAAATTGTTATCACACAAATAACAATTATATGTTGTGTCATCGTATTATAATGAAGAAAGTTTTTAATTATAATATTTTACCGAAAACTTAAGTTTAATTAAAAAAAAGAGGTAATAAACCTCTTAGTAATTTGTATCAATTAAATAGTTACTCCCAGATAAATATTCTTCGCATAAAGAATTGTATATATCCACAGAAGAAAAAATTTCTTCGCGTCTTGCTGAAGACGCAAAAAATATCTTAGAACAACTATATTGAGCATTCATATTTTCAATATCTGTAGCAACACTCTTAATCATATTTTTTTTTGCAATATCATATGGTCTAATCAATTGTAAACATTCATTTAATGTAAACCATCCTATATTTCTAACTTCTCCAGTTTGAACTTTATTGTAAATATCAATCTTAGGTGGAGGAACTCTATCCTTAATTTTTACTAAATAATAAATATGTCTATATTCTACGTTATTTGTTCCAATAAATTCTTCTTTAATTATTGGATAATTTTTTATAAAATCATAACAATCTTTATCATATCCTGTTTCTTCATAAAATTCTCTTTCAGCACATGCAATATTAGTTTCTTTCATATTTCTTCTCCCCTTTGGAAATCCGAATTCTTGAAAAACATACGTAGTACTTGATTTACGAATCAATTCCTGAATATCTAAATTCGAATATTTCTTCTTAGCTAGTTCATATTCATTCTTAAAGCATTTACTATCATGATTTACCCATAAATCACTCCAAATTGTGTCAAAATCTTTTGTCAATAAATTTTCTTTTTCTTTTTGAGTCATTTCATCTAAACATGTTTTTATTTTCCTATCCTTTTCTTCTTCATAACCAGGTCTAATATCATATTTACCTCTAATAAAATCTATATACCCCATTGTATCTTTTCTTTGTATCATTAAAAATTTAATTTTAGGATATTCTTTATCATTTTCATTTTCATTATTAATATGTTTTAAAATATCCTTTAAACTTTTATTTGTATCATTTAAACAATCGTTTTCATCTTTACATGTCTTAAAGGCAATTATTCCAAAACTAGTAATTGGTCCATTACATTCCTTTAAAACATGGCCACGTTCTCCACAATTTACACAATAAACGTTTTTGAAATTTGGTTTATAAAAATTTGTTTGGTCTTCTTTGTCACGGTCCTTTTTAATGTTTTCTGATATTTTAGAATCCATATACACATTAAGTATCCTTAATCTTCTGATATAATTTAAATTTTGATTTTAAACCATTTTTTTTTTAAATACGTTTTCTACCTTGAAGAACAGAAAAAATATTAATCAGCATTCCTATACTATATTTTGATTTTAAAGGTATATCAGGTTTATCATCCATAGCTTTTCCAGGTAAATCCATAAGAAAGTCAAACAATTCACCCTCTTGCTCAGCATCTAAGAATGTTGACTTTAGGGGTGAGGTTGGAGAATCTTCCTTTTTGATATTGCATACACGTTCTTGGTTATGTCTAATAATAATTCCATGACATTTATCTAAAATTTTTTGATCTAAATCACTTATTTTAAGAGCCTTTCGTAAACTTTCTCTTAATTCCGTTGGAAATACATGAATAAAAGTTATGTACAAATACATAGAAATATTATAAATCTCTTTTCTAAAATCCAAGTGACTATTTTTACTCATTACTTTTAAAGCTTCGTTATAACCTTTTTTTGTATTAAGTAGAACTTTTTTTAATGTTACAAAAATAAAATCTACTAAATCATACATTTTACTAGCTTTATGTATATAATTTAAAGAATATTCAGGTATTTTTTTAATTAATGCTGCTTTCACTTCATTAGATACATCTGATGCTGTATGAGTAAGTGGAATGTCAGGTTGACGATAATAATAATCTAATACAGTTTTAAAAAATATAATTACTTTATCATCATCGGCTAAAGAATATTTTTTTTCAACTTGTGAAATAGTACTTTTCTCTTCTGATGTATTTAATTTTTCTAATTCAGAATATTCTTTGTGTACTGCAGGGCTATAAATATACAATAAATCTGATAACTGATGTAACGTTTCAAAGTATTTTATTAGACTGTTCATTAATAATACCTAATAAAATATATATATTAATTTAAAGATAAATTAGCATTAATATTAATATTTGAAAAATATGGACTTTTACTTTATTACTTCACTTGTAAATATGTTTTGGCAAATTTTTACTATATTATTTGTCTTATATAGATTTACATCATTTTTTAGCATGATGTATAATTTTGTCTTATTTTTAGGTAAATTATTAAAAGGTGTTTTTTACGTTAAAGACCAAATATCTAGATATATAGCTAAAAAACGTGGATATTCGTATTTAAATGAAGAAGAATTAAATGGTTTACATAGGGTAAATACAAGTTGGTATGATAAAATAAAGTCGTGGATTTTTGGTAATCCCCGACGTCCCAATATACCCTTATATGAAACACGTACATCATTTGTTCATAATATGGGAGAATCAATAGTAGATTTTAATGTAATGAGCCCTAGAAGCTCACGACCAGATTTAGATTTTGAACAAAATATGATGAATTCGTCACAATATGAATCATCAGAATTTTATATAAATAAAAATTTAAGAAATAGTTCAATTTATCCACCACCACAGCATAGGAGAACACAATCTCAACCATCTTCTATTAGAGATAGAGAAACGTCACCATCTGATTCTCGTAATTCTTGTCATGTTTCTATTCAAACTTCCAGCCCAGAATTAGTTCATCCTAAACCCCGAAAACCAATAAATGTTGAAGATAGTAATATGTTATTTAATTCACATTTTATAACTACAATACTACATCCATTCTCATCTAAAGAACATGAGACTGAACAAAATGAAGAAAATTCTGAATTAGCAAAAGCATTGCTTGATTCAGAATATAATGAAGTTTAATAGAGTTTAATATAGAAGAATACTAAAGTTTTAAAGTTTAATTTTTATTTTTTATTTTTACGTTCCCAAGGATATTTTTCAGGAAAAGGTTTACATGCTTGTGCTTCATATCTTTCTTTTAACGTTCTAGGTACTGAAAAAGAACTTGAGTTACTATTATAACCTACTTTTTTAGTAGCATCATACATTGATTTATCAATAGATAATCTTTCAGTTTCTTCACTTAATTTTTTAATACGTTCTTCTTCACGAGCTTTTTCAACACGTGCCAAGTATTTTTTATGTTCATTTTCTTTAGCTTGATTTATTAATTTTTTATTCTTTTTAATAAATGCTTTTAATTTTTCTTCAGATAATATGGTTTCCTTTCCTTTATAGTTTAAGGTAATTGTTGTACTATACAAATCAATATATAGTTTATAAAAATCTTTAACCGACCAACCTACTTCATAAGTTGTACAATAATTATAATCACCTAATTCACCTTTTAAAAATTCAATAATCTCGAATGATTTCATACAATTATCATAAGACTTTTTTAATAGATGAAAATTTGTATCTAACCATGCATTAATATCTTTAATACTTTCAGATTGTTTTCTATTATCCATTGTTGATGTAGTAAATTTTTCAATAGTTCGTTGAACTTCCTCTTTTCTCATCGTACCTTTGACATACATAAGAACATTATAAACACTGTAATCATATTCTAAATTAGTTAATTTACCATTTTCATTATAATATTTCCATATTGTTTGTTTATTAAAACTACTACGACTATGTGACGTCGATACAGAATAGTATAATGAATTTAATCTTTCCATTTTGTAATAATCTATAAATTACAAAATTAATTCAATTATTTATCTATAACGATAGCTTGTTCCATCTATATTATGTATTTTGATTTTTTTAATTTATTTATATAAATTAAAATGGATAATAAAATTGTAGTGTTTACAAAACCAGGATGCCCATATTGTAAAGATGCAAAAAGTTTACTTAGTTCCCTGCGTTTACCATTTGAAGAAATAACTCTCAATCCATCTGATCCAAACTATGAGTACAAACGAAATAGATTATTTAATTATTATAATCATAGAAGTTATCCAATAATTGTTATTGACAATAAGTTAATAGGTGGTTATTCAGAATTAGTAAGAGCGTATGATACTCTAAAATTACATGAAATGTGTGCTAAAATAGGTTTACATATCCCGTTTGATTTTTGACTCCCATAGTTGAATCATAGTTTTTACGTTAGATTGTTTCTTTTTTTCTTGTTCTTCTCGTTGTTCTTCTCGTTGTTTTATCTTTGCATATATTAAAGGTGTTCCGCATGTAACAATTTTTCTTTGTTGATTATAAATCTTTTCCTTAAATTTTAGTATATCTTGTTTAATATATTCTAAATCTGTATGTAATAACCCATTAGCGGAATGTTGTTTGTAAGATAAGTAAAAAATAGACAAATCTCTACCTTTTAACCCAGTCCATTCTGTCAATAATTCCTCTGTTAAATACATTTTTATATCTATTTTAGTATTTTAAATTTAAAAAAAATCCTTAATGTTTTCAATTATTTTTTTTTATTTCTCGTCTATATAATATAATACTTATGAGTAGTCTTCAAGTATTTAATACACCTACTGGTAAACGAGCTATTTACTATCATACAAACTGGAGTTGTTATGGAAGAAACTTTCAAATAAAAGATATTCCAGATGGAGTTGTAGATATATCTTACGCATTCTGGGACATTAAACCAGATGGAAATATCGCGACTGGTGATTCATGGGCTGATTATGATAAAAGATATACAGGAAATGATAGTGTTCAACCCCCAGATACATGGAATGATACTGGTACATCAAGTTTTTATGGAAACTTTGGACAACTTAAAAAGTTACGTGACTCTGGAAGACAATTAAATGTTACACTATCTATTGGAGGATGGACATGGAGTAAAAATTTTTCACCTGCTATGTCTACTAATACTACTAGAACAAATCTCGTAAACAATATTCTTAATATTTTTAATAAATATCCAATTTTTACAGGTGTATCACTTGACTGGGAATACGTATCCAATAATGGTATTAATTATGGTAATGATGGAAATATTGCATCAGCACAAGATTCTAATAACTTTGTTGTATTTTTACAACAACTAAGAAATGCATTTAACACAAGTGGTATGAAAGATTATACAATTGCTATGTGTTGTGTAGCAGACCCAGATAAAGCTAAATTTGATGTAGAAAAAATGCATCCTTATTTTGATGAATTACATGTTATGACTTATGATTTTCATGACGGTAATTGGGGTGAAGTAAAAGCAGCTCACCATACTAACCCAAGAAAATCTAGTGCAGGTAAGTTTAGTTGTGAAGAAGCAGCTGATTATTATTTATCTAGAGGCGTTCCAAGTACTAAAATTTTTATAGGTGCAGCATTTTATAGTAGAGGTTTTGCAAATACAGATGGTTTAGGTAAATCAGCTTCAGGTGGGTCCCCTGACATGTCATGGGAAAAAGGTGTTGTAGATTATAAATCACTTCCTCTACCAGGTGCCACAGAATATGTCGATCCAGAATCTAAAGGAGCATATAGTTATGACCCTGTTAAACGTATTCTCAATACATATGATAATAAAGAATCTGTTATTGAAAAATGTAAAATAGTATACGAAAAAAATCTTGGAGGAATTTTAATATGGGAAAATAGCGCAGACAAACCTATAAAAGACCCTAGAAGTTTGGTAGCAGTTTTAAGAGATAATCTCACTCATGGTAAACCAAATAATATTCAACCACCGCCAGTTCAACCACCACCAGTTCAACCACCACCAGTTCAACCACCACCAGTTCAACCACCACCAGTTCAACCACCGCCAGTTCAACCACCACCAGTTCAACCACCACCAGTTCAACCACCACCACCAGTTCAACCACCACCACCAGTTCAACCACCACCAGCAGTTCAACCACCACCAGTTCAACCACAGATTAAGGTTTGGACAAATAATACTAAATACAATATTGGAGATATTGTTATGCATAATGGAAAGATGTATCAATGTGTTAATGGTCATACGAGTATAGAAACATGGTCTCCTAGCCGATGGACACAGAGTTTATGGAAACCAATAACTTTACCTGAACCACAACCCGAACCCCAACCTGAACCACAACCCGAACCACAACCTGAACCACAACCTGAACCACAACCTGAACCTTCGAGAAGAATAATAAAAATCACATTAGAAATAGATTTAGATAGTGGTGAAGTAGTAAATACAATATATAATTAAATATGTAATTAATTAAAAAATTTTTTAATTAATAACTATATACTAATTATGATGATTTTTTTCGTTAACAATACAAAACGTCAATATGTTTACCCTGGAGAAGCAGAAGGTGAAAGTATAAGTGAAATTTTTGAAGACGCTGGATGGAATTGTACACGTGAAAATATTATTATTGTTACAGATGTTGAACGTTATGAAAGTAGAGGATACAGAGATGTTATGGAGTCTGATTCTTCAAGTGAACCAAGTGAAAGTGAAAGTGAAAGTGAAAGTGAAGGTGAAACTGAAAGTGAAAGTGAAAGTGAAAGTGAAGTAGATACATCTGAT